GAGCGCAGACGCGCGGCTTTCGTGCAATTTTAATGTTATACCAAGGGGTAATTATACAAAGGTATAACACTGCTCTAATGGCCTCTAGGTGCCCATTTGACGCGGATTTAGCACTTTTTGGGATTTTGTGTCGATTTTTGTTGACAGGTAGGAAGGAGAGGAGTAAGATGGTTTTATTATACACTTATACATATATATAAATACACACACCTAATAAGGGAGGTTAATGTACTGTGTCAGTTAAAGTAATAACAACAAAACAACTAACAAAATGGGGGGCATGTCAGGAAGGTATAAAAGCATTTAAGTCCCAAAAAGAAACTGACAGTGAAACTATTATACACAATTTAATTAAATCTGGCAGGGTTGACTGGGCTAATTGGTTATTAGTAAGGGTTTTAGATGATAAAACCAAGCAAGTTAAATATGCTGTGTTTGCAGCTCGGTTGGTTTTGGGTTTGTATGAAACCACTTACCCTAAGCGGACTGCGCCGAGAGAAGCCATAGAAGCTGCAGAGGCTTGGTTAAAAAACCCCACTGCTGATGCTGTCGGTGCTACTGTTTATGATGCTGATGCTGTCGGTGCTACTGCTTTTGCTGCTGATGCTGCCGGTGCTACTGCTTTTGCTGCTTATGTTGCTGATGCTGATGATGTTGCTTATGCTGCTACTTATGCTGCTTATGCTGCTGCTTATGCTGATGATGTTGCTTATGCTGCTGGTGCTTATACCGAGGTTGGTTACACACTACTGGGCAAGTTACTAACATATGGGATGACTTTGATGTAGTAAAAAAGGAGGTATAGTAAGGATGCAACTTAAGTTATACGTATGGGAAGAATTCGAGCCTGATTACTCTTCAGGTTTAGCAGTCGCCGTTGCTACCGATGTACGGGCGGCTAAACAACAAGTTGAGTACATAAGGGGGTACCCAGTAAGTCACTGGGGCTCTGTTAAAGTGTACTCTCTAAATAAACCAAGAGCTTTTTACCGAGTCGGCTCTGGTTAATATGATAAAGGAGGTGTAGTAAATGGTATACATCATATTAAACCACACAGAGGATTCCCCCTCTACAGTGATCGATGTGTTTAAAACAAGACTTCTTGCTGAGGAGCACGCACAAAGGCTACGTGACGGATACCGTCCAGTACGGTATAACTCTGAAGAGGATTCCTCCGGGGACGCCCTTAATGAGATCCTAAACTTTGATACTTGCCTTGAAATAGTACCTAAATACGTGAGAAATACAAAAGGATAAGGTATAACTAATTGAAATTACTGAATGTTCGGGCTAACGGGGGAGTGATATACCACCCCCCAGGCCCCATAGGGTGTCATTACACAATAGCAGACAGGTGGTGCAAAGTCAAGTGACATTTAGTAATTTCACTTTCATTTTACCTTCATTTTACCTTCATTTTATCTTATCATCTCCTAATACCTCATCAAATAAGGCGTCAAGAGCATTAGGCTGACTTCCCGGCTCCACTTTTTTTACTACCTTTCCTTTCTTCTTTCTCTTCCTTTTCTTAGTTGTCTTTTGACTCTCCAGATACGTCTCTTTTCGTTGTCTATATCGTACTCTATCTTTAACCTCTTGTACTATCTGCTGGGGAGTTTGCGGGTTTGTTGCCCCCTTATCTAGTGCTTCTGCTGCTTTCTGTAAACATAACTGGTCTATGTACTCATCCAACACTCTAGGACTTTTCTGTATCCTCGCATATTCATTCTTAAACCATACATCCTTATATACCTTACTTTTTATGTCTTTCTCTAGTGCTTTCCTGATACGTAATCTTACTCCCTTATTTAAAGAACACCACTGTCCACAGTCTTTTACACTTCTTTGCCTCAAGCTTAAGTCTGTTCTCCACACGTATTGCCCACACTTACACCGGCAATACCACATCAATTTACCATTTCTATATTCCCCTTCTGTACCCACTACCTTTAAATTACCCACCTCTACCCATTTAAGGGACTTACTAGTATCATATAATCTTTTCAAATCCCTTTTAGTTTTGATCTTTATCTTACCTGTGCGCAGATCCTCTACTTCCCAGCGAGAAGAGCGTATTTTAGGATTATACGTGGATCTACCGTCTTTTCGTTGTAAGTTCTGGGGTACCGCTGGTATTACTGTACCATCTTCTATTGCCTTCCTCTGGAATTGAGTACTTAGTTGTTTCCAAGGGATATTTAACCTCTCTACTACCTTTTCTTCTTCTCTTGTAACCCGCCTTAACACTAGGAACGGACCAATTATATCACCAGTTAAGTCGCGCTTATCTTTTTTTGCTTGTAAATAACTTACTTTTGTGATATGATTCGTGGTAAGTTTACCAAATTCTTCCCGTAGTTGGTAGTACTCTTGGTTTAATTTTTGGGTAGACAGAAATAATTTATAATCAGGTTTAGCTTTTAGTAGGGCTTGATTCTTACGTATCTGTTCCATAAGGGCTAAAATATCGATGTACAAATCTATTGCTTGGTGTAAATCATTATTATTACTCATGTTTCTCCTCGCTAGTGATAAAAGATTACTGTTTAATCAAGATTCACATGGGTATATTAGTTTTTTTCATACACTTACACCCATTTTTAAGAAAAGTGCCTGTGAATCTCGATGGTTGTTTCACCTTTATTTACAGTATATTATCAGTGTAAATATAAACCTGTACCCATCAAAAAATCATAACAGATTCCGCTTTACACACTTTACCGTTGAAAATAAAGGGAAAATGACATTCGAGATACGCTTTATACCTCTGGGTTATCCTTTTGTATTTAAAGGTGGAAATGAGAATGCCGTTTTCTATAAGGTATTTATATAATATAATAGAAGGAGTACAGATTGTCAATAGAGAAAACAGTCTACATTACCAAAGCTGAATATGCTCGTCATCGTGGGGTGTCTGCAAAAACCATCACCAAACACGCGCAGAACCACACTATAGCCACTAATGAACAAGGCCTGGTTGATCGTGACTTCTCTGACTTCCTCCTGGATAACTATACGAAAAGCCTTATTGAAAACCCGAAAGCCTCCCAGGAACATAGAAAACGAGGGGAACCTGACCCTCTTATAGCTGCCAAGATCGCGAACATGGATAACAGTTACCTAAAGGCTCGTGCTGATCTTACTCGCTCAAAGGCTGATCAAGCTGAATTGGAGCTGCAAGTGGCTCGTGGCACTTATGTATCTAAAACATCTACGGATAAGGCAGGCTTTGAATGTGCCCGGCATACTCGTGATGCCGTTATGAGTGTCCCTGATCGTGTTGGTGCTCTCTTAGCTGCAGAGGAAAGTATTTTAGAAGTTAAACGTATCCTTACAGAGGAATTAACAAAAGCTTTAGAGGATGTTATCAGCTTTTTAGCCGAAGGGGAGGAATAAATGTCAGATAAGAATGCTAATCGTAAGGGAATCGTCAAGTCAAATTATATAAACGTAAACCGAGTAGGTAATAAGCCCATCATACCTATCTTCATATTATCTACGGGACGTGCCGGTACAAACTGGCTTGCTTGGGCTGCCTCCCACACTATCACCTCCTCCGTCTGTGTCCATGAAGCTCCTCCCATGATCAAACAACTCGGCCTGGCTTACTATCATCACCTATTAAACCCTGCCGATGCTGCTACTCAGTGCTCTTTAGCGAGGGAATCCGCTCTGGCCGCTGTTCGCCGCTACTATAAGAAACGCTATTACATTGAGGTTAACCAGAATATGTTCAGCCTCCACGATCCTCTAAAAGCCGCCTTCCCTGACGCCCTCTTCATTGGTCTTGTCCGGGATGGCCGTGCTTTTGTAACCTCAATGATAAACAAAGGTGTATACCAGAGGGGTGGGGCCTACATTACTCCAAAAGAAGATACTATTACGGCTCATAAATGGTCCAAATGGACCTTAGTACAGAAACTCGCCTGGCACTGGCAGGAGAAGATACAATGTCTTCAGGACGCTAAACTTACTATATTCCGCTCAGAAGACCTCTTTGGTAACCGTGGCTTTGAAACATGGTGTCAATTTTGGGCAACTTGGGGAATCCCACATAAAACCACTCCAGAATATTATAAGCATCTCAGGAGCCAGCGAGTTAATAAAACTGTCCACAGAAACTTCCCACCCTATAGTAACTGGCCTCAAAAAGATAAGGACGATTTTTGGGCTATTTGTGGGCCTAAGATGAAGGAATTAAATTATGGCTAGAGGCGTCATTGTAGAAAATCATGGTAAGGGGTTCTATACGGTTAAATTGGTAGGGGATCTTGCACGTCTTAAGAAGGCCCTGATTCAAATGGAGAATAAACGTGGAGCTCTGATAAACTTCATCAACTTGTGGTTAAAGCATTTGGAGGAGTTTCGTATACACTATGTAAATATGGAAAAACAATTAGCTAAAGCCCAAGCTGCGTATGCTAATGGCGTGATAAGCTTAGAACAACTTACACAGGTCCTGGAAGCTTACGCCGCTGCTGCACGTGATTATTGGGCGTGTCAACGTCAAGTAGATGCCCTTAAGGCCCAACTTGTCAGTCTGAATAGTAAGAGGACTTTATGGGAAAGATTCTTACGTGAACATGCCGGTGATGTGGAGCCTATAGGTGTGTGGTGTGCGGATTACAAAACAGACTTAGAAGAAGGGGATAATGTGGGTGTTGTACCGTTCACAGGTGAGCTGGCCAGTGGTATGGTCATTCATCCTCATCATGCTCAATTAGACTGGACTGATTTACCCGATACCTGGAAACAGATAGAAGGACGAATAGATACCATCTGGAAACAAGATTCCTACTATTACCCCTTACGTGACGGGAAGTTTCAAGTAACCATAGGGGCACCTGATGCTCGAAACTTTGTTAATATGGCTCTTCTCCCCGGCTGGCAGCGGTGGATGCCTAGACACCGTTCCGGTATTATTGAGAGGATGCATTTGCATTATTCCCCTTCCAGTATCTACTTTGGCACATACTTTCCGGATGTTGCACAAGTTAAGTTAGATACGGCTGTCAGTAGTGCCCAAGGGCTGGATATAAACCCTAATCAGAAGACAACTCATTGGATAGTTGGAGGGAGGACGGATGGAAAGCCTCTAAAAAGGAATACTACGCTGGACATGTGTGTTTTTGATTACCATCCTCCTCCGGATTATGCGGCGCGTAGCCCAAAATCCGGGGTGTCTTTTCGTCCAAAGGATATTGTGGTTGTTTCTTTTAAAAATAATGATTGGAACCAAGCACGGGTATTTGGGTATGTAACTAACCCCCGTCTTCCTGTGTATAGGGTTAAGATATATCGTAAAGGTTTAGTGGGATATGAGGTACCCTTAGCTAGTGATGAAGTAGAAGTTACAAGAGACGCATGTGTGTATAATCATGTTTATGGGTGGACATTATACTTTAAACAAGTTAATGGGGTACACGATTTTGAAGGTAAAGAAATTAAACAGGGGGATCATATAACCGTGACTTCCGGGGGCACTGCGTATGTCACTAAGGTAAGTGTGTTAGGGGGTACATTTGATGATGGCACTGCTTACGGGGTTTTGCGTTTAGCTGACCGTGTAGGGAATTTTTATGGTAATGGGGTAACACGACGACCTATGTTTATTACGACTACTATTAAAGTAGATGATGAGGTGGTGGCTTTTTTTGTAGGCCCTCCGGCTGACCCTTTCTTGATTGTATGGGCTGATCTCTACGTAAAGGGGATAGAGACGCAGGGACTTCTTGCTACTACATGGCTGCGTACATGGTACCACCAAAATACCTGTTCAGGGTTCTTTAACCACTTTTCTCAATTTTATGATGAAGACTCAGAGTGTTGGGTAATACTATTACATAGATTTTTAGAGGGAGGATTTTTTCTATTTGCACAGAATATCCCTAGAACGATACGAACACAATATCCGGATAAGTATAAAACTGATGATTTCTTTGATAGAGGGAGCGTAGAAAGAAGGGGGGGAGATGATGTAGAACCTCCTTATTGGATGGCACCAAACTTAGATTGGAAGGGTATGGGTTCTCAGAGTGTGTATATGCAAAATAGGAGAGATTACTATGTAGGAAAATATGCATCTAGTGATTTTGGGGATAGGATAACTGATGATTTACGGCATATCTACACTATCCATATGGAGTATTGGGACGTAGGATGTGAGGAATATGTGGAAAAAAAGCTCTCTGCTAGCCCATGGTTAGACCCTAGTGGTAATTGTTACGCTGGGGGTTATTTTAATAATACCCTCACCAGATATCAAGTAGTGTACTCATCTGTGCCCTTTGATACCTGTTTTGCTCATTACATGGGAGATGGGGCTTTGGACTATGTATACCGTGCATGTAAAGTAAAACATAATGCTACCTCTGTATATGAGCCACTAACAGAGATAGGGGAATACTGTTATTACAATGATGCCGGTGTTTTAGATTGTCAAACTAAGTATCTTGGTAATTGTGCTACTACTCAATATGAGATACAGGCTGAGATACGTGGAGGGTGGCTAGACGATGGCATAACCGATAATGGTGTACGTTTATCCGGAGGGATAGGTGGTGCTGTTAAGTTCTCTGAGACATTGCCGGTACATTTATCTACGTGTCAAAGGTACCCTGAGCCTGGTACGCCGGACTTTATATACCATGGTAATAATGTATCTCCCTGGACTTTTCCTGAGGACTATTATAATCACCAAGGGGATCTTAAGGGTACTGTAATAAGTATAACACAGAAGAACATAAGTCCGGGTACTATTACATTCCGCTGCCTTGAATGGAGGAGCCGTAGATGGATACCGTTTGAAGGCTGGGTTCCTGTTGTACATTACGGTACTTACGCCGCTGATGTGCAGTGGATAAAGGAAGTTCCTTGTGATTTTAAGTGTAGGCCAACAGGGGTATACAGATATGATGAAGTGTTGGATAGTGAACAAGGTGAAGGATACGTAAGTACCTATGGTTGGAATGATTCGGTATCTCAAGGTCCTATGCCTAGTGGAAAAACATTATCCTATGAAGCTAACCCCCCTGCTACGGATCATGAGGGGCCTGTAACAGAATTAATGTAATCATAGGAGTCTTTTATGTTACCTAATTGTCCTAACTGTGGTGGCAGTAATGTAGTAGTAAAACGGAAAGTTCCTACAGGTAGGAGACCCTCTTGACATGATCCAAAGTTCCTGATCTGCCGGGATTGCAGATCGAGTGTAAAGGTTAAGGTGTTTAAAAGAAACTATGTCATCCCAAAAGACGCCCCCATACATACACCCGTACACTGAAGGGTTCATAAGAGGATTAACACCAAACCCTCTTTTAACTGTAAGTGAGTGGGCTGATAAGTATCGTATGCTGCCCTCCTCATCTACTGAGCCGGGTAAATACCGTACTTCTCGCTGTCCCTACCTTAAGGACCCTATGGATTGCCTCTCAGAACATTCCCCTGTTCGTCAAGTCACAGCTATGAAATGCACCCAAATTGGTTGGACGGAACTAGGTAATAACTGGCTTATGTATATTGCTCATATTGCCCCCGGCCCCTGCCTTATGGTCTTACCTACAGTTGATCTTGCCCGTCGTCATTCCAAAACCAAAATAGCTCCCTCTTTAGCCCGTATGGAGTTTCTCAAGGATATGGTACGAGACCCATCGGGAAGACGAAGTGCCGATTCCATACTCCATAAAGACTTTCCAGGGGGCTTTTGGATATTTTCAGGCTCTAACTCCCCCGCCGGTGCCCGCTCTTCCTCAATCAAGTATGAATTTTTTGATGATATTGACGGGTTTGAATCTGATATAGGAGGTGAAGGTGATCCAATAGTCCTCTTTCGTAAGCGTACTGATTCCTTCGCGGCCACGGCCAAAGAATTATGCGTATCCACTCCCACTGAAGAAGGCTTATCCCGTATTGAGATGGAATTCGAAAACTCTGATCAATCCGAGTATTATGTCCCTTGCCCTTACTGTCACAAAAAACAGACTCTGGAATGGGGAGGTGAAAACCTCTCCTATGGTATTAAGTGGACTCGTGGGGACACCTCTACAGCACAGTACTTGTGTAAGTTCTGTGGGCGATTAATCCCGGAAGGTAAAAAGACCTGGATGCTGGAAAATGGTGAGTGGGTAGCTAAATACCCTGACCGGTCCAACTATCACCGAGGTTTCCACTTAAATTCTCTCTATTCTCCTCTTGGCTGGGTATCCTGGAAAATGATCATAGATGAGTTCCTAAAGGTGAAGAACAAATCCGAAACCCTCAAATCCTGGGTGAATACACGATTAGGTAAGGTGTTCAAACTTGCCGGTACACAACCTGACTGGGTAGCAATAAAGACACGTGCTGAACCTTACCATGTACTCACAGTCCCCCAAAAAGCCTTATTCATGACCGCAGGAGTTGACGTACAAGAAAACCGCATAAGTGTCCTCATATGCGCGTGGGGGCGTGGGGAAGAGTGTTGGGTTATCTGGTGGGGGGAGTTGTACGGTCTTATGGATGGAGAATCCGAGGCTAAATTTTCCCAGGTATGGCAAGAGTTGGATGAGCTGCTCTTGCGTGGGTACCCACATCAATCCGGGGCTTACCTACACATAAGTTGTGCTGCTATCGACTCAGGACATAAAACACAGGAAGTCTATAATTATGTCCGACATCGATCTGCGCGTACTATCGCTATAAAGGGTATGTCAACTCCGGGCCGTCCCCTGATAGGCCGTCCTTCTGACCAGGATATTGACTACTTAGGGGAGGTAATCAAGGGGGGTGTACAGCTTTGGCCTATAGGGACTGACACTGCTAAGTCCTTAGTGTATTCCCGTCTTGTTCTTACCGAACCTGGAAGTGGGATGATACACACCCCTATTGGTTTTGACGATGATTTCTATCAACAACTCACCGCAGAAAAGAATATTACACGGTATGATAAACAAACTGGTCAGCCAAAACGTATTTGGGTTTTACCATCAGGTAGACGTAATGAAGTACTGGATTGTATGAATTATAACTTTGGTGCCGCTATTCGTGTGGGGCTGAACCACATGGACTGGGCTAAACTGGAAAAGGGCTTAGGTGAGGAGATTAAGAGGGCTCATGATCCAACTAAAGAAGAGAAGAGAGTCCCTTTGGCTGCTAAGCCGAAGAAAGTAAAAAGACGTAAGAGCCACAGTAGTTTCATGTCAAACACAACCTACCGTAGTTAGTAGCTTCCACTATATTTACATAAAAGTCACTTAATCTAGGTATACATTATTCATTCTACACGTCGTTATATTAAGTAGAAGGTTGGCCCGGTTCAGAAGGGTGGTTTGAGGAATGCCTATATTTTCAGAGTCGTCTCTAAAGAAGCTTATGTCCTGTGACAGAAGGCTACAAGTCATATTCTTGGAGGTTGTCAAGCATGTGGATTGTACAGTTATAGAGGGGACCAGAACTGAGGCTAAACAACAGAAACTCTATAAGGATGGGCTGACTACTACACTTAATTCAAAGCATCTCAAAAGACCCTCACAAGCTGTTGATGTTGTTCCTTATCCCTTGAACTGGAAGCGTGTACGCAAAGATGATCCATATGAGCTTCGTAAGTATGTCTTCTTAGCTGGCTTTGTTTTTGCTGTAGCGGTCCAACATAATGTAATTATACGTTGGGGCGGTGCATGGAAGCAGCGTTATGTATTGAACGACCCTGGGGATTTTCAAGACCTGGCGCATTACGAGTTAGCCAAATCGGGAGGATACTACCAAATATGAGACAAATGGAATTCCGCGAACTAATCAAACAACTTGTATTACTCTTTAGACCCCATACATATGTTGAATTAGGTGTACGTTCCGGTTTTACATTTAACTATATTGCCCCTTTTGTAGAGCGAGCTGCAGCTTGTGATAATGGGAATATGAGCAAGATCACACCCCCATCCAGTGTAGTTGAGCACTATAACATGACTACCGATAAGATGGCTGAGGTGTGGAAAGGTGATATAGACTTACTGTTTATTGATGCCTGTCATAAGTATGAACAAGTAATGACTGACTTTGATAATTTCTCTAAATTTGTTAAGCCTGATACGGGACTAATACTACTCCATGACACTTACCCTGTGAATACTAAGCTTTGCCGACCAGGTTACTGTAATGACGCTTGGATGGCGGCAAGACAAATACGAAAATATTATAACAAGGAATTTGAGATTGTCACTCTTCCGGGACCCTATGCGGGTATGTCTATAATCCGGAAGGCAACAAAACAACTTGGATGGAGGGAGGATACATGAGTACATCCACGTCGGCATCAGTAGTACCCACTATGGTGGAAGGGGTGAAGAATGCGTTCCGGAAATTACCTCTACATGAGAGGCTGGCTGTAAACAAACAAAGACACCGAGAGTTTGTCCTGTCCGTTTTAAGGAGGAAACATCGTGCATAAAACCTCATATAATACTATGAAGCACTTCCTCTCAACTCTGGACTCGGAAGCCTCACTCAATATACTTGATGTGGGTTCTTTGCGTGTAAGCAAACAATCTGCATACGTGGACTTAATCCCAAAAGACTCTAAATGGTCTTATCAAGGTATCGACCTTTGTGAAGGCCCTAATGTCAATGTCGTTGCTCAATACCCCACGTGCTACCCTTTCCCGGCAGATACCTTTGATGTTATCATCTGTGGCCAGACATTAGAGCATACGGCTAACCCCGTGGGCTTACTACTTGAATTACGGCGTATATTAAAACCAGGTGGCCGGATGTGTATTATAGCCCCAAGTGCAGGTTATGAACATCATAACCCCGATTATTGGAGGATCATGCCGGATGGTATGGAATTCCTCATGGAAACTGCCGGACTAATAGATATAAAAGTAACCTTGAATCCTGCCGGTATCTGGCGAGATTGTGTGGGTACTGCAAAAAAGAGGAGCATACAATGAAAGTAGGGGTTATTATCCCTGTTGTACAAAGGGAGATGTATAATCAGTTAATGGCGTCCATCAGCACAAATACACTAAGACCTAACCATATTGTGACTATTGATAACTCAGAGCATGGTATCAGCCAGGTATGTATTCCCGGTATACAACAGACTGTTATCAGAAATAAGCCTCAAAAGGATGCTGAGGGGAACTTCATGCCGGGTAATGGTACCAATGAAGCATGGAAACAGGGTATGGAGGTATTAGGGCAAACGGTAGATATTATTACTTTCCTGAATGACGATGTTATCTTAAACCCTCTTTTCTTTGAGAAGACATATCATACCATGGAGGACTGTCCCAAATGTGGTTTCCTGGTGCCTAGCCCTAATGGGGATCTGGAGCTGGTAAAGAGATATAACCGGCGCAATGAGCCCGATAAAATACATAAAACAAAAGAACGACATGGATGGGCTATGACACTCAGACGGTCTCTATTGGATAAATTTCCCCCTATCCCAAATGGTATGACTATATGGTATGGGGATAACTGGTTTGCAGACCTGACGAATATGTTTGGTTATTATCGTCTTATCCGAAGGGATAATCCTGTATTTCATTATGGGGGTACATCCTCTAAACAGGAAATAGAGAGAGCTTCCCAGCCTGTAATGTCAAGGAAACGACGGAATGAGCATGATGTGTTCTTACGTGCTATCCGGGAGTATAAACAGAATAAAGCTGAGGAGGAGCTGCAGAATGAACTCAAAAAGCTTGACGCCCGTCCCAAGAAACCCATTAGTGAGGGGACCGAACAATCGGATCGGAAGGACGAGAGTGCTGAAGACCAAAAATGATACACCAACTGTAGTCAAACAAGTGCTTCATTGCCGTGAGTGTAAGCTACCTCTTCGGAGTGTGTTTGGTAAAGGGGATAGATAATGGCCTACACATCCGCTGACCTAACCGCAGTTGAAACAGCTATTGATGCTGTTCGTGATGGCGAGCGTGCAATTGCAGTAACAATTGCAGGTAAAACTATCCAGTATCAGGCATGTGATATTTATAAACTCCAAAACCTGCGGGGCCAGATAAAAGCTGAATTAGCCGTAGCCTCGGGTACATCTCGTTCCCGACACGTAACTACATCTAAAGGGTATTAATTATGCGGAATCCACTAACTGCGTTAGCTGCGTGGTATTTAAATAAGAAAGCCAGTGCTTACGAAGGGGGCTCTATTGGTCGTCGTATGCAGTTTTGGGGTACATCTACATATGGCCCAAATACTGCTATATCCGATGATATTGAGAAACTTCGCGCGCGTGCCCGCACTCTTATACGCAATAACCCACACGCTGCTAATGGTGTAGAGGCGTGGGTAACTAACATGATCGGCCGGGGAATAACCCCTCGGTGGAATACTGATAAGAAAGAACTGAATGATAAGATTCTTACATTGTGGGAACAGTGTGTACCTTATATGGATGCTGACCATGTTTACGACTTTTATGGATTACAGTCTTTAGCTGCACAGACAATATACGGGGCAGGTGAGGTGTTCGGATTATTTGTAGTCGATACGTCCATCGAGGCTCCTGTACCTCTGCAACTAAAGTTGATTGAAGGGGACCAGCTCTATACTGCTGAGGATGGCCCCCTGAGTAATGGTGGTGTCATTGAGATGGGCGTAGAATTAGATAAAAATGGACGTAAAGTAGCCTATCATTTCTATGACCGGCATCCTGAGGAAACCTACCATATAACAAATATCACGGCACACAAGCGTATCTTAGCCTCTGATGTGCTGCATGTATATAAACCATTAAGGCCGGGGCAGGTTCGAGGGATAACCTGGCTTGCCCCCATAATTACTCGCCTGAAACAGATAGATGAGTATGATGATGCCGAACTTACTCGTAAAAAGATAGCGGCTATGTTTGCCGGTTTTGTGAAAACTCCTGTAGGTGTCCCCGAGGCCCATGGTCTTCCTGGAGAACAAGTAGAAGACACTGAGGATGAGAGTATCACCTATTCTCAACTAGAGCCGGGTACTATGCAGTCCCTGGCCCCTGGAGAAGAAATTCAATGGGCGGAGCCTGCTGATGTAGGAGGTAACTACAAAGACTGGATGAAGAAACAATTACATGATGTAGCCGCTGGTATGAATATAACTTATGAGCAATTAACCGGGGATCTAACAGATGTGGACTTCTCTTCCATACGTGCGGGTTTAGTTGAATTCCGCAGACGTTTGGAGATGGAGAGGCGGAATATGATCGTTTTTCAGCTCTGCCGCCCATTTGCTGCCAAGTGGTTGGATATGGCCCTGTTGACTCCGGAAATTACTATTGGGGACTATTATAAACGTCGGTACTACTATATCAACACTCTTTGGGACCCTGATGCTTTCGAATATGTAAACCCCAAAGAAGATGTGGAAACGCTTCTATTAGAAATACGGGGAGGGTTAAAACCTCGACAACAGGCACTAGCGGAACGTGGAGGCCATGATATAGAGCGGACGGATAAACAGTATGCTGATGATAATGAACGTGCTGATAAGTTAGGCCTGATCTTTGATACCGACCCGAGGAAGGTAAATAGGACAGGAGTATCACAGGAAAAGAAAGAGAACCCAATGGATGGGGATGATCCTAAAGAAGAAGGAGGCGGCGAGAATGCCCCAAAGCGAAAGCCAAAGCCAAAACCAAAGCCAGAACAAGACTAAGACGACTCACACTTTACCAAACCTGGCTTCTATGATCTTTAATACACCTCTGCTCATCACGTCCAACAAGCTGGATGAGATCTTGGGTGTACTTGGTGATCGGATCTTCTTAACGGATCATCAGGAGATTGTCAAGTCACTTTCTTCATATACTAGGAGTCCAAGCTCAAAGGACAGCCCCTTATACCAAAAGATAGGCCGTACTGCTGTAATCTCCCTCACCGGCACGCTTCTATACAAGGGTGGTTGGATGTCAGCACTGTCCGGGGTGTACAGTTACACTACTCTACGCAAGGTAATGGGCCAGGCCATGGATGATGCTTCCGTAGATTCTATCCTATTAGATATTGACAGCCATGGAGGCACCAGTGCCGGACTTTTCGACACTGTAGACTACCTTACATCCCTTCGTTCCCGGAAACCTATAATAGGAGTATCTAATGAGAGTGCTTTCTCTGCTGCTTACGCTATACTCTCTTCAGCTCATGAAGTGTTTGTATCCCGAACTGCTTCTGTGGGCTCGATTGGTGCTGTGGCAATATTCCGGGATATATCCAAAGCCCTGGAAAAATCAGGAGTGAAGATAACAGCGATCTATGCGGGTAAGCATAAGGTGGATTATGCTTCTTTTAAGCCTATATCTGAGGAGGCTTTTAATCAAGTCCAGGCTGATGTAAATAAAATATATGATATGTTCGTGTCTTTAGTTGCAAAGAATAACAACAGGCCCGAACAAGAAATAAGAGATACGGAGGCAGCTATCTTTTCCGGCCAGGAAGCGGTGGATCGCAATCTGGCGGATGCTGTCATGCCTTATAACAATGTGGTGGAATATATCGCCCAAAAATTTAACAGGAAAGGAGGACTTTTTACTATGCCACGTAACGTAAATTTAGATGGACAGGACGTTGTTACATACACTGAGGAAGAGGTAGCGGCTAAGATTGTTGAGGCTAACCAGGCCAGTAAAGCTGACTTTGATAAGGAGCTTTCCGAAAAGCTGACGGAAGCAAAGAACGCTTCTGCCTTGGATGCTGAAACGAAACTCCAGGAGCAGGTTAAATCTGCTGTGGACTCTGCACTTGAAGGTGACCGATCTCGTGTGGTCACAATCTTAGGTGCATGTAAGAATGCTGGCTTAGATAACCTGGCTCAGGATCATATTGAGAAAGGTACTTCTGTAGCGGACGTTAATGCTCTTTTACTTGAGGCCTTAGCAGCCAAGAGTGAAGCGCAGACGGTTGTTACCGCTAATAACCCAAGTCGCGGTGAGTTGTCTACAAACCCTCTCATCGTTGACGCAAAACAGCGTGCTGCTGATGCTTCAAAATAAGTAAGGAAGGAGGAAATACGTTATGCCTACTATTACTACTGAAAGTTATACTCTCGGCGATGTACTGAAGCTGGAAGCGGAAGGTCTGCACTCACGTGATCAGATCAATATCCTTGCTGGTCAGACAGTCGTTGTTGGAGAGGTATTAGGGCAGGTAACTGCTGGTACGTGTCCTACAACTGGTACATTAACTGCTGGTGGTACTGCAAACGGTACAATGACCTCAGTGACTGCTGGTGTTGATGTAAAAGTCGGTGATTATGTCATGCGTTGTGTTAAGGAAGTTGGTAACCTTGGTGATTTTGAAGTAAGAGACCCTGACGGTAACTTACTCGGTATTGCTACAACCGGTACTGCTTTTGCGCATGATCAGATCAATTTCACAATCAATGACGGTGCTTCTGATTTTGAACTTGAAGATTATTTCACTGTCACTGTTCCTGCTGGCGGACTTCAGTTCCGAGAAATCAATTTCTCTGGTGTTGATGGTTCAGCTCATGCTGTAGGACTCTCTTATGCTGCATATGATGCTTCCGCCTCAGGTGAGCGCACCCTGGCTTACACATCAGGTGGGACTTATGAGATTAAGCCCGGTGATACTGTAACCGGTGCTACCTCTGCTGCTACTGCTACTGTTGTCCAGGCTCCTGTTTCTACAGGTTCATGGGCTGGTGGTAATGCTGCCGGTACATTCATTTTCCAGGATCAGGTTGGTACTTTCCAGTCTGAGAACTTGGATGTGGGTGGGAACAGTAACGTGTGTACAGTCGCTGGCAACTCTGCAGCCACTGCTGCTACTGACTTAGCTGCTGTCGCTGTTGTTCGTGATGCTGAAATCGTATCTGAGCGGCTTACATGGCCATCCGGTGCAACTGATGCACAGAAGGCCGCTGCTATTGTAGAGCTTGCTGCTCGTGGAATTATTGTACGTACTGCTGGATAAGAAGGAGGTGACAATTAATGGCTACATTAAACCCGTTTGCAACTGATGCTTTTAGTCTCGTATCACTATCCGAGGCGATGAATATTATCCCGAATAGCTATGGAAAGGTCCGAAGTTCCGGTCTTTACAAGGCTAAAGGGGTAAGGACCAGGACGATTATGGTTGAACAGAAAAATGGTGTGTTAAATCTCTTAACCACTATGCCTGTTGGTGCCCCTGGCCAGAAACTTAATAGAGGTTTAAGGAATGTGAGATCCTTCGTGATTCCTCATATCCCTGCTGAGGATGTCATCCTTCCACAGGAGTACGATTCTATTCGAGCTTTTGGTAAGGAAGATACTACGGCAGCTCTGGCGTCTATTATGAATGACCATTTGGCCAATGCGAAGAATAAGTTCGCTATCACTGATGAGTATCACAAAATGTGCGCTCTCAAAGGCCAGGTCCTTGATGCTGATGATACAGTGCTCTTTGATTGGTATAAAGAGTTCTTAATCCAGCGCAAAGAGGTAGACTTTTTGTTAGGTACCGCTTCAACCAATATTGGGGCCAAATGCCGGGAAATCTTGCGACACATGGAAACAAACCTTCACGGTGAGACCATGAATGGTGTTACGTGTCTTGTAGATAAAGACTTCTACGAGGCTTTCGTAAACCATGCTATTGTTAAGACTGCCTATGAGAGGTGGAGAGATGGTGCTGCATTCAGAGATGATATGCGAACCGGCTTCACGTTCTCCGGTATTACCTTTGTCGAGTACGAGGGTACTGTTGATACATTTGCCGGTGTTGCTAAGAAGTTCTTAGCTTCAAAAGACGGTGTTGCTTATCCTACGGGAACACAGCAGACTTTTAGAACTTTCTATGCGCCTGCTGACTTCCTTGAGACTGTCAACACAATGGGTAAGGCTTTCTACGCGAAACAAGAGCCAAGAAAGTTTAACCGAGGTATCGACCTTCATATGCAGACTAACCCAATGAATATGGTTATGCGCCCTGCTCTTTGTGTACGTGCTTATACATCTACTACCTAATGGGAGATTTTAATTATGATGCCTCCAATTAAGGAGAGTAGCTTAGAAGCTAAATCACAGGCTGACGGTGCTCAGGCTGTAACATTAGGCGTTTTCGATTGTGCGAAGCTCCACCAACTCCAGGTGGAGCTCTCCGCCGCCCCTGCTGCAGGTACCCTAACTATCGGTGTGAAAACCCCCGGTGCTTCAGGTTATGTAGATTTAACCCATACTATAGATTTGGTTAATGGTCCTTACCTTTACCAGATTTATGGGTTTATTGAAGCCCTCCAGTTTACCCCTACCGGGTTAGATGGGGACAAAACCTATTCAGTATTTATCCTATCCGGAGATACTGAGTAATGGTTGAGACTCATCCTCCCCTGCGTGAGGTTTTATTGGAGCGAGTTTACCTGGTACCTGTGTACTTAGAGGATGCTGATAAACGTCGTATCCTTGATGAGACGGGTAACCCTATCTTAGATGAGATGGGTGCGAGGATTTTCGATGACGGATGATGAACTTTTCTCTGCGGCTGCTGCTAATATGGTAACGAAACGAGGGGTGCCAGCCACCTACACATATACAGGTGGTGGTACTCCCTCTTCCCTATACGCTGTATTAGGTACTCAACTGGACCTGCAGCCTATAGGCACTCCGGATACGTTTGTCACGGCTGACCAACAGCTTGTTGTGTTAGATAAGTCCGATCTGACTCGTGACCCTAAACGTAATGATACAGTAACTATAACAGAAACACTGAAAGTATATACGGTGCAGGGAACTTTGGCTGACGACGGGTTCCTGGTAACTGTGTCTGTGGTGGAATAATGCCAGCTATTAGCGCTATTAACCTGAATGTAGAAGTTAACCAACAGGACATGCAGAAGTTCAAAAACCTCATTAAACGTGTAGGGGGAAAAGGACTCAAGGCTATGTCCCGTGCTATTAATAAGACTCTTTCCGGTACAAAATCAGGAGGTTCAGGTAAACAGGCTACTGGTGGTCTTATCCATATATCCACTAAATTAATGCAACGAGAAGTTAATTTACAAGCTAAAACATTAAAAAATGGGCCGTCTACCAAGGGTAGAGTGCCCAAGAAAAACAGGGTATTTGTAGTAGATAAGGCAACTCCCACACGCCCTACAGGTACCTTAAGTGTGCAAGGTAAGAATATCCCCTTAATCCATTATACAAACCAGAGAGGGGCCAGAGCACACCATGCACAAAAGATATACGTACAAGTTAGGAAGGACAGAGGTAAGGTGCGTCTCAGGCACGCTTTTGTCCCTATACTTAAGTCAGGACACCGTGGCGTTTTTAACCAGCTTTTAGACGCTAGTGGGTATGCTAGACGTAACCCAACTACAGGTAATATACGAATACGTGAATTATATGGCCCTAGAGTTCCGGATCTTTTCTCCAACAAACCGGTTTTGGATGATCAGGTACTTCCAAAAGCTGATGACTTGTTATCTAAGAATTTGAACCATGAGATAGATTGGCTCTTAGAAAAGGAAGAAGGTAGTACTGTCACTAATGATTAACTAAAGGAGGATCAAGTATGTGGTCAGTTATTTGGAGGGCATTAAAGATCATAAGAGTGTTATTCCCTATTGTTACCTCGGTGTATGGTGCAGTACAGAAAAAACATCCAAACAAAGTCAGTAATAAGGTGGCGGCTCACGCTGATACGGTTATTATCGATTTGGCTAAACAAGCCGGGTTAAACATAGGCCATACTGAGGCGGCATTAGTTAGAAGTGCCGTCCATTATGTCCGGGCTAAAGGTGAAAGATACGACCAATTAGGTAAATAAACGGGAGGTTATTGAGTGTCAACAACTTCTTCTACTACCACTACAACCATATCTACCACCACATCTACGAGTACAACTACCACTACGTATTCTACCACTACCTCTACGTCCACCTCTACCTCTACCTCAACAAGCACATCTACCAGTACCACTACAACTTCCTCTACATCCACATCCACCTCTACCTCTACCTCAACCTCTACCACAACTATGTCTTCGTCCTCTACATTATCCACCACATCATCAACATCCAGTACAGCTTCAACAACCAGTACACTTTCGACAACATCTACCACCGTTTCTACATCATCTACAACCTCAACATCTACATCTACAACCACCTCAACATCAACCTCAACATCCACATCTACATCCTCCTCTACAGCCTCTACAACTTCCACACTGTCTACAGCTTCTACAACATCCAGTACCTCCACCACTACAACCACCTCAACATCCACCTCAACCTCCACTTGTACATCCACTTGTACAACCACCTGTACAACCACTTCTACGTCCACCACCTCCACGTCTACCACAACATCTACTACAAGTTCTACTATGTCTTCAACCTCAACTCTTTCTACAACCTCAACATCCACCTCAACCTCCACTTCCACATCCACCTCTACCTCCACATCTACCACCACATCATGTTCATCATCTTCTACAACAACCAGTACAAGCATCACTACAACAACCTCAACATCTACAACCACCTCAACATCCACCTCAACCTCTACTACGACATCTTGTTCAAGTTCATCATCTACCGCTTCAACCACATCCTGTACGTCTTCCACGGCATCAACCACCTCCACGTTATCCACAACGTCATCAACCTCTACCACTACCTCAACCTCAACAACCACGTCTACAACCACCTCATGCTCTTCCACAACATCTACAACCTCATGTTCTTCTACAACCTCAACATCCACTTCATCTACAACCTCCACAACCTACACGACCACAACCACATCTCCTCCAACATACGCTGAAAAAACAATACGCCAGCGTGTTATTGAGGCTATTCAGGCACGCTTAGGTGATATAACAACAGCCAATGGATATAACCATGATCTAGGGGCCCTTGGTTTAGGTAAGACCTTCTTTGGTCCTGAGGATTCTCCTATTGTAGCTTTACTCCCTGGTATTGAAGAGGCTGATCGTGTACAGAGTATGCGGTCTAATCGTATGACAATTACCATTAATGGGGTTATTACCTTTGATCCTGATACGGAAAACCCATCAGAGAAGATAGAGCCTCTCTTAGGGGACATAGTACATTGTATGCTTGGGCCCATTTTTGTTATTCATTTCACAAACGGCTCTACTGCAATAAGCCAGGGGGATCTCCTTACCGGTGTTACATCGAATGCTACTGCGCGTGTTATGCGTGTGCGTGTAACTTCAGGAGCTTGGGCTCTTGGGAATGCCGCAGGTACAATAAAAATAAGGGATATGCGGGGTACACTACGTCAGGAGGATCTGAATGTATCAGGCTCCTACGTTGCTAAATGCTCCGTCAGTCCTGTTATTCAAAACCGTTTCTCAGATTTAGTTGACAATGTGATTTACGCTTCCGGGGGTACCGAAACCTATCCGGAGGCTGGTGCTACTACTGTAGGGTGTACGACGGCCTTTACCATTGTCTACCCTACTTTAAACGATAACCCTTACTTAAACACATTATAATTATCCCTATTACCCCTAACCTATAAAGAAAGGAGGAAAAGCTTATGCGTTCAAATACTGCTGAAAATGGTATTCTTTATTATGAGGCTGCTCAGGCAACTACAGCTATGACGGCTCTCTCAGATGCAGGTGATCATATCCAGTACACCTCTGCGGTTACAATGTGGTCTGACAAGAGTGGTTATTCCCCTGTTGTAAGACCTGACGGTATGGTCTCAGGAGGTATTATCACTCCGGATTCTGCTCTTGTGAATGACAGTATCGACATCACTGCCGGTACCTGTTATCTAATCGGTGTACTTACATCCCCTGTTGCTGCTGGTCTGGTTATCGCAAGAACAGCCGACGCGGTAAACCCGTGTATCATCACTTCTGTATTGGTTACTGCTGGTGGTGCCTATGCTTCATTAGCCGGACTTAAAGGAGCTGCATTATCTGAAGTACGTGGTGCAGCCGGTGGTCCCCCGCTTGTTACTGTGGGTACTATCGAAGTTGGCCAGGTACGGTATACCTCAGACGTGGCAGCCCTTGTTACTTCTGATGAAATCTTCCAGACTGTTGGTACTCACCAGGAAAGATGGGATTACCCCTTGTGGGAAGAGCACTTTGGCCGAAATCAGGATCTCTCACAGCCTGGTGGTAATATCGCCTTCTTGGCTGCATTACCCCTGTCTCACGTTGGCCCTGTAACCAAAGCCGTGTATGCGTCTTATGCAGAGCCTCAGTTTGCTGAGGTTGCCCCTGTAACTGATTTTGTCCCACCCGGTAACTCACACTCAGTTTCATCTAAGCAGGTTTATGGTGGTACGATCGGTTCTCGGTCATCTACTTTGAATCAGGGTTCTTTTACTGCGTATCTGTCATCGGGTGTTAACGATGCCTTGCTGCGGTTAAAGGATTATATCCTATGGTTTAAGTATTATCCTGATAGATATAAGACCCCTTATATCATCACTCAGGGAAAACTTGGTGTTGTTCGTGCATTCCCGGCGGATGACTCTATCACTGCGTCTTGTACAATCTCAGCCTCTGAGGCTGCGGTTGATGTTGATGCCTAATATGTAACCGGTTTCTCGTAAGAGAAATCTATGGGAGGAAAAGTTATGTCATTTAATGTTAAGCAATTTATGCAAACTCAGTTCACTAAGAGGGAAGAGGAAGTCAAACTTGGCAAAGAGTTTGCTTCCTTTTTCCCTCCTGGGGAGCCTTGTGTATTGAAGGTTAGGGGCCTTACTGGTGTGGAGTTAGCTCAGGTACATGCTGCTGTTGATAAGCACAAAAACCTGGCTGGCTTAGTTGAAGGGTTATTATCCGATGTTGATGCAGTAAAGGTTGAAGCATTAAAGAAGTCGGTAGGGATTGAGAAAGGAACACCGGCAGAGACAGCCAAGCGGCTTGAGTTATTTACCCGAGGGGTGGTTGAGCCTCCAGGGATGAATGTACAGGTTGCGGCTAAATTCTGTGAGATGTTTCCTATTGATTTTTATCATATAACGAATGTTATCAGTCGTCTTACCGGGGAAGGTTGTTTGCCGGGAAAACCGAAGCCCTCTGGCAACAACCCGAAGTAAAAGCAGCATTATCATTATGTGATAAGTGGGGATGCCCACTATTTGTTGTACGTCCTGATTTGTTCCCAGAGGGCCGATTGACATTCCTAGAGATAAACTTGTGGGCTAAGTACTACAATGATCAGAAGATGAGGCGTGAGTTAGAACAAGCACAAAGACCGCAAATGTAAGTAAAAGAAGGGTTACTTTATGGCTAATATGGAAAGAGTTGTCAACATCATCTTTAAAGGCGAAGCTGCAGGCCTAAGAGGTGTCGTTACAGATATCAACCAAGGTTTGGAGTTATTTGAACGTACCTTGGATGCCGTCCTTGAGCCTTTGGCTGCTGTAGCTGAGGGTATTATGGATGTTGATGAGGCTGTAGCTAAGTTTGCTATAACTCTTGGAACGAAGGCCCTGAACTCTTTCCGTAACTATGAAGATGCCTGTGTGGATTTAAAACGTCTTATGGGCGATCAGATTGATATGTGGGAGGAAGCAGAGGACGCAGTCCGTAGGATGGCACGTACCTATGGGGAGACAATGACGGATGTCATGAAAACCGCTGCTGAGTTTAAGCGTGCCGGTTTTGATATGGAACGTACCATGAAGATGACTGAGGGTGCGATTCGTATGCTTATCACTGGTAATACTGATCTTGGTACCGCTACCCGCGCCCTTATTCAGATATTTAAAGGTTATGAGTTTGAAGCTGAGAAGGTCACCGAGGTTGTTGACTCCCTTATCCACACCTCCCTAAACTACGCCACCAATGTTGAGAAGCTTGGTATAGGTGTGTCTGAGATATCCCGTATTATGAAGGATATGGGGTACAGTTTCCAGGAAACTATAGGTCACGTTATCCCTATCATTGAGGTCTTCCAATCAGGGGAAGAGGCAGCCACTTCTCTTAAAACTGCTTTTGCCAGGTTATCATCAGGTACTGCTCCAGTCTTACGGGCTTTTGATGAGTTAGGTATAAGCTTCCGTGATGATCTTGGTCATCTTAAGTCAGGTAAGCGGCTTATGGAAGAGTTCACAGAATCCCTTAAAGATTTGGATAAGGTACAACAGCAATACTATATCAATATCGCTACAGGTATCCGCCAAGGGCAGAAACTTGTCTTAGTTATGGGCGATATGGAAAAAGTTACTGAGGTTACTGAGACTGCCCAAGAATCTGCTGGAGCCACTCAGGATCAGATAAATCAGAAGATGGATACCGCTGCCCGTGTTGCTAAGCAGTATGCAGAGGCCCTTAATGAGTTAGAGAATACGATTGGGGCCAAGATAGACCCTGTTGTACGAGAGTTTACAAAATCCTGGACGAATCTCATCCACGTCTTAGAAGGTGAAGTAAGGGTAGGTACTTTTGATGCTTTAAATGAGGCCCTAAATGATACCGTACAGCGGCTTGATAAGTTTATACAAGAAGTAGCTAATGCTCTCCCTCGTGCGCTCGCTGAGATAGATTGGTCTGAATTAACTCAAGCCTGGGATGATCTCATGAATACCTTAGAGGACTTCCTCGGTGCTATTGATGTCTCTAAACCCGAGGAGCTTAAAGATGTCCTCCAGTTAGTGGTAGATACTATGGCATCACTTATCAAAGTCACAGAAGGCATGTTAGAGCCTTTAGGTGACTTAGGTAGTGATATCATCGATGTTATAGAGGCATTTAATAACCTGTCTGATGAAGAGAAAAAGAGTATCGGTAATCTGGTAATGCACGCCAAGATATTCCAGGATTTAGGCTTTAAAGTTCGTTGGGCTATGGATGTAATCTCTGAGATGAGCCAGGATACACATACATCGTATAAACGTATGTCAGACTCTGCGGGACAGTGGAAGGACGCGGTAATCAGCTTCTATAACACTGTCATGTTAAAAACAAAGGAGTATGGCTTAGATCGTATTGAGCGTATGGCTGATGAGCGAGGATGGACGGATGAACTAAAAGCTGAGTATGATGAGCAACTTAAAGCTGTACAGCACTATGCAGAAGCTTCAGGAAAATCCTATAATGACCTGACAGGTAAACTGGAGCGTAATTGGACTTACTGGGAAGAGGGTCTGGATGGGGTAAATAAGAAACTTGAATCTCAAGGTAAGAATGTAGAGATAAGTGAGAAGACCTGGAAGGCTTTTGGTGATGCTGCTAAGTATGTCGCTGGTGAGCTGGATGAGATCCCGGATGTAAAGACTGTGAAGCTTGAGGACTATGATACGATTCAAGAGCTAAGTAGGGAAGCACATGAAGTAGGTGATTACCTATTTGTAGAGATGCCTGATGAGAAGGGTATCCTTATTACTCCGGAGCTTAAAAAAGGAGAGCTGGAAATACTGGATGAGAAACTTAAAGAACTTCAGACAGATAAAGAGATAGAGGTTATCCTCATTGCTGATGAAGCGGCATTAAAAGATGTAGAGGAAAAACTGAAGGAAGCCGCCCCACCTAAAACACAGGTTGAGATCATCCTTGAGGGTATGGATGTACTCAAAAAACAACTCAAAGAAGCTGATACTGGTTTTAAAGATGTAACCGGTCCTGATGGTGTTCGTGACGTAAGACTTACCTGGCAAGAAACACAACGTAAGGATCTCATGCAGCAACTTAGTGACTTGGAAACTCAGTTAGTGGGCATTGCTAAGGAAGGTGAAGCCCCTGATGCTTGGGAAGTCAACATTTTAGTAGGGAAGTATGAAGAGGCTAAGGAGACAGTCTCTAGTTTCTTAGAAACCCTTGAAGAGGATTTCCCCCCGGAAAAGAAGGTAGACTTGAAAGTTGAGGTGAATGAAGAAGCTCTAAGGTATGCTAAAAAGAGGCTGGAAGATGACATACCTGATGAGATAGTAGTAGATATACGCTTAGCTGGTACTGATCAGTTTGAAGCAGAAACAAAGCGATTTGAGGCTGAAACAAAGCGTGCATCAGAAGCTATCCAGGCACAAGTAGATATCACAGTCGAAAGTATTAAAGCGGAGGCGGAGATGTTCACCTCTACTATGGAAAACCTCTCCTCTTCTATAGACTCAACTGCCAGTGCTGCTGCTGATATGTTTGAAAGTTTTGCAGAGTACCTTACTGAGATAGATAAGGGGGCGGAAGACGCTGATAAAGGCCTAAGCGAGATGGAGGAGCAGGCTGAAGAACTTGAGGCCGCCTTTGAGGATATGTTTGATGAGTGGGGCGACTTTGTAGACAGTATTGATGATGCTCTTGACGGTATCGATGAGATGAGGGAACGTCTGGAAGAAATCCCGGATGTCTTGGAAGATATAGCTGAGCGGTTTGCAGAGATCCCGGACGAAGTAGAGGATATAAACAAACGGTTAGAGGAATTACAAAAACGCTGGGATGATCTTCATGAAGATGAGAGGGACTATGCGAAGGACAAAGAAGAGCAATTGGAGAAAGAAAAGGAGATGCTGGATGACATCTTCGGGAAAATAACAGACATCAATGAGCTTAAAGAGAAAGAAAAAGAATTAACAGATGAGGAAAAAGAGATTCTACAGGAAATAAAGGAGCTGGAAAAAGAAAGAAAGCAATTATTAGAGGAACAAGAGGAGCTGGAAAAAGAATGGCAAAAAGCCCTAGAGGAGCAGCTTGAGATCCAGGAAGACATCCTTGAGAAATACGAAGAGATGAAACAATCCTTAGAAGATATTGGTCTTCTTACTGAAGACTGGAATGATAAGCTTACTGTTGCTATGGGTACTCTGGACGATATGGCTGAGCGGCTTGATGAGCTACGGGAGCGTGGGCTTATTGTTGATGCGCAATACGAGGCAGCTAAAAGTAAACTAAATGAACTCGCTAACTTAATCAGAACCATGCCGGGAATAGACTTAGGTGATCCTTCAACTTGGACTGAGAGTATGAAAAAAGCTATTCAGGAGTTGGGGTTTGACTTTCAGGAGCTGGCTAAGCAATTTGGTAATACATACGCAGAAGGTGCAGGGTTTGCACAAAGCTACGCTGATGAACTACAGAATATGGTACAACAGCAACTCGACATGCAGCGTCATCTTATTAATGCTCAAGTGGATTTAGCGGAAAAGCAAGGAAAACTTGTAGACGCCCGTATCGAGTCAATTAAACGAGGGGACGCTGTGATATCTGTAGATGGTGCGGGACTGCAGCCAGAACTTGAAGCCTTTATGTGGAAAATACTAGAAACAATTCAAATACAAGCAAACGCTGAATACTCTGAATTCCTCTTAGGTTTATCGGGGATGACTACCGTCCAGAAGTAGTAAAGGAGGTTATATATGTTCAATGCAATGGTAAGTCCTACAGATAATGCCGCTTTATACTTAGAGTCAACACAAACACAGGCAGGACCGGTAGAGTTGACTGATTTAGGGGATCACCAAACTTTTACATCCGCCGCTGAATTGTGGTCTAAGAAGACGGGCTATGCCCCACAGATATACCCAAATGGTGTTTCTACAGGGTGTTATGTGTTTAACAGAACTACAAATGATAAAGTTTATGTGTCTGCCGGTACTGCTTATCAGGGAGGTTTATTAATTGATGTTGCGGCTTTGGAGGTAACGTGTACCAGAACCGCTGATGCGGTAAACCCATGTATCATCACTTCTGTTGTCATAGACGCGACTGGGGTAGTGAATGTCAACCAAGGGTTAAAGGGAGCAGCATTATCTACAACACGGGGTAATGCCGGTGGTCCCCCGATACTAGCTGCCCAAGAAATAGAATTAGGCCAGGTTAAGTATACCTCCGAAACATCCGCACCTGTTGCTGCTGAGGAGATATTCCAATTAGTGGGTGTGCATCGGGAGAGGTTTGATTTTCCTGGGTGGGAAACATATACAGTTCCTTCTAGGGATGGCACTATTGCTGGAGGTAGTATGCAGTTTGTAGCTGCTTTGGGGGATACACACATAGCTTCCCCCAAACACATCTACGCACACTATGCAGAGCCTAGTTTTACGCAGTTAAACCCTATCTCCAATTTCTCGCCACCTACACGTACTCATTCATTAACCAGTGTCCCAATTTACGGTGGTGCGCTCGGTATATGGTCTACCAGTCTAACGCAAGGATCATTTAGTATATACTTAATTAATGGTGTAAGTGATTGGGTATTTGGATTACAGGATACTATAGCTACACTTAGGTTTTGTCCTGATATGTATGGGGCGTGTATGACAGTACAAGGCATGTGCAGTGTCAAAGCAACCTTCCCCGCAGGGCAGCTTGCAGTAGCCACTGTTACCCTAACTTGTGTTGATGGTGCTATATTCCCGAGATAATAGGGAGGTTATATGGATATTACTGCTGTACTCAATAGTGATGATGTTTATGGGGGTATACCCCAATTAAGTGTTAATAGAGTAGTTATAGCGGGCATAACGGTATACGCTGACCCTACCAAGTCAACTCTTATTGATATAACACGTGCCCTCAGTATAAGGCGTACACTGGATGGGGGTATGTACATACAGGATTTGGGAGGGGATGAGGTATCCCGTACAATAAATGTAAGCACAGAGGTAAGCCTAAAGGTAGCCACTGCGTTACGCCATGCATTTTCTACTAATGGGACTCTTACAGTAACTACTTTAGAGGGGTCCTTTACTTGTACAGGGGCTACTTTTAGAGATTCTTTTGGGAGAATTGATATGACTTTTACTGTATTGAGCACTGCTGGGTACAGCCTATACAAACAGATTGGTGCTGCCTACGCTTCAGGAGCTGCCTAATGGGGGGCGGCGGCTGGGGTGCCGGTTGGGCTATTGGTGGACATGTACGACCTCCACTATCAGGCCCTTTAAGTTACTATGATTTTGCTATTCCTCCTACTACTACCACCACTACATCTACCACTACGTCTACATCTACATCTACATCAACCACTACTGCTATCCTATGTACTTACAACGACTACTTTGTGGGGCTCACCGACTGGAAAAACACGTACCTGAAGTACGGTACGGAAACAGCGGTCATCTCAGGGAATAAAGTGCGGCTGACAGTACCGGATCAGGATAGTGCTATTAGAGAGACTTTTAAATACAAACTGGTTGATGGTGACTTTGACTTACGTATCGCAACTTCCAACTATACCCCTAATGATATAAACACCGGCCTGATCTTCGAATTTCGTGTATCTGATACTGCAGCTAATAATTTTATAAGCATATGTGGGTATCAATATTATGATTGGGATTTACAGCGAGCTGTGTATATGATTTATTGTGAAGCTGCAACAGAAAATGGAGTGGCGTCTACGTTATCTACAGGGGTAGTGGATAGTCTTAACCAGAAACTGCGTCTTATGCGTGTAGGGGATTCCATTGGGGCTTACTACCTTGACAGTGGCACCTGGGTATACCTAACCCATGTAGCCTTTGCTGATGGGAATTCCTTAAACCAAATCCATGTGGGGGCTTTAGATAAATCAAACCACGGTGGCCGAGTAGACTTTGATGATCTGATCTTTGTAGAAGGGTGTCCTGTAGGGGAGCTTGCCTGGTGCAATTACGATGACGCCTTTACTGACTTAAACCTGTGGCGTGTACTTAACCAGGTAAACGGAGGGGAAACCTTTACAATAGATGACGGGGCTGTAGATATAGACCTGCCTAATTATTGTAATAGTGGTATAGATACCCAGTTTAGGTATGAGATTACTAATCCTGGCGATATGGTAGCCTTCACAATCAGTATTGAAGAGTATGATCCTGATCTTGTCTCCCAAGGATTTTGGGCTTATGTGGAATACCGATCTGATGATTCTAAGGATAGAGTACGGGTAGAGTTCTTTTACCAATCCGATTATGTATATCAAATAAAAACACTGTTTTACTTAAATAACGTACTTGTGGATACTCAGTGGAAAACACTGGCCCATGGTGAGTATGTGAATACTGAGCTTACCGGTCTTCAATTCTGGAAGGATACAACAGATCCTGGGGACCTTAAGATGTGGGTAAGGTATTTTTCTAATAATTCGGAGGATACATCTGATCATGTGGCGTCTACATATACGTATGGTGCCAGGGTAGAGAATTTTGCTATCCTGGAGATGGGTGCCAGGGACCAGATGACTAAAGGCGGGAATGTTAAGATAAGTGATCTTACCTTTAATTATGGCTGTCCTGGTGGAGTAGCAGTATGGACTTCAACGACAACTACATCAACATCAACGTCTACGCTATCAACTACATCTACACTGTCTACCACATCCACATCTACCTCTACACACTCAACTACATCCACACTCTCAACTACATCTACAAGCTCCAGTACGAGTTCCACGACAAGCAGTATATCAACTACGTCTTCAACGTCAACACTATCAACAAGCTCTACAACTACATCTTCATCTACAACAACCTCTACATCTACCCTGTCAACGACATCCACTTCCTCATCTACAACATCTACATCAACCACAACCTCTACAATATCTACATCATCTACTTCAACATCTACTATGAGCACATCCTCTACAGCTTCCACTACATCTACACTGTCCAGTACATCCTCTACAGCATCAACTACCTCTACATTATCTACTACATCCTCTACAGCTTCCACTACCTCTACACTAAGTACAACAAGCACAAACACCCATACAACAAGCTCTTCGTCCACAGCGTCAACAACCTCGTGTACCTCTTCTACGGCTTCCACTACATCTACATTATCTACTACATCCTCTACATCTACTACCAGTTCAACAAACACCACCACAAGTACCTCAACAACTACAACCACAAGTACATCAACTACATCTTCAACATCATCATCATCATCTACGCTGTCTACAACGTCTACACTATCCACTACGTCTACGAGTACCTCCACAACTACTTCCACTTCTACATCCTCCTCAACAGCTTCCACCACTTCTACATCTTCATCAACAGCTTCCACTACAAGTACACTATCAACTATCTCTTCAACATCATCTTCATCCTCAACAGCTTCCACCACTTCTACATCTTCATCCACACTCTCGACAACTTCCACCGCCCCTCCATGTCAGTATAATGAGGACTTTGACGCGGGTATTGGTGATTGGCGTCCTTTATACTTTAGCACAACTAAAGACACTGCATCTATCTCCTCTGTTGCTAATAAATTGAGGTGTTCTTTTACCGGTAATACCGGTTGTGGTGTATTAGGTAAGTATACCATACTCGCCCCGGATGGGGATTTTGATATGCAGGTAGAGGTGCCTTATTGGGACCTTGTAAGCCAGGGTGGTTTCGGGCACATACATATGTATTTTATGTTAAGTGATCATCAAGTATTTGGACAAAACTATGTAGCACTACAGGTTGAGTATAATTCATATAATAATAACGTATGGGCAGATTTCAACAGAAATGTAGATGGTAGTTATGCACAGGTAGTAACCAACCATTCTATAGGTAATGATCCAACTGAATATAAATTGAGGATTAAGAGGGCTGGAACTGTATTTTATGTTTATGAAACTACCCCTATCAGTAGTGAATCCTGGGATTTAATAGGTAGTTATGATCATGCTAACGCCGCTTCTTTAGACAGGATAACAGTAGGGGTTTTCAGTAATGGTTCCACCGCTTCCGGTTTAGCTGATTTTGATAATTTACTATTCACTTCTGGCTGCCCCGATGGTGCTGTATGGTCCACTACGACAACCACTACAACCTCAACATCTACCTCAACTACATCATCCACACAGACTACAACTACAACCACAGAGCCTCCTCCATAATAAAGAGGTCAGGAACGGGATGGTACGATAACGTATGATACAAACAAGCGGTGTATACTTTAAAAATAGGTACCATAGTAATGTAGGCCCGATAACAACCTTTCACTATACAGCCAGAATGTCCCCCCAACTTAGGTGGAAGCTTTTTGGGTGGACTGATACTGACTTTGCTACCGGAGCACAGTGGGCTACAGTACTTGTTTTCTATTATCTTGTCCCCTACATAACTGAGACACTGCAGGTGACCACCCCAGGGGAAAACCTCCTTGTCCCTGTGTGGGATGCTGACGCTTTAGATTGGACTTATGGCACAGGTGTAAGCTTAACTGCCTACAAATCAATAACAGGGGTACAAATATTTGGTAATGGCCAAGGACCAATAACAGGGGCAGGAATTACCCGGTACCCGAGAGCCGCTTGTGTGGTTACTGCCATCCGTACTGATATGAGCTATAACAGTGTAACCACTACATGGCAAGCACAAGGAGGCGATGATTGGTATTACCCTGTACCTGAAGGGCCTACAGATCCCGGTAATACAGACCAACTTGGTGACTGGTTTGGCTTGATTGGTACATACCCTACGTGGCCTACCGGTGGAGCCGACATATCTGACGGATCTTATTTACGTAATGGACCAGCCAGTTGGGCTATTAGGGGAAGTGGCAGGTCTAATGTCTTCCCTGGTGGTTATTGTGATTTTGGTGCAGTGGCGGGTAGAATAGACTCTATAACGGAAACGGCTAATTCTTCCGATGCCTCGGTTGAGGTCTCTGGATATCATGATATTCGAAACTACAGTGAAGGTGTAGGTGAGCCCTCTACTTTTTACGGAATGTGTAAGGCTATTGGATATGAACAATATAAAGGACCTGATGATGCAGAATGGGGTCCATGGGAGGTCTATTGCTTGTGGGAGGATGGACCGGAGGTAGGTACACCCGCTGTATTTGCAGCGCAAGGTGAAATGGGGGGTATGTTGAACCTCTATAGTGAAGGAGTAACTTAAATATCCTTTGGGGGAAAGAAGGAGAGAAACTATGGCTTTAAAGGAAATAGTAGGAGAACCAATGGCATTACAGCCTGCTGAGGAAGCTGCACTATCAAGTGCTATTCAAGAAGCAAAGGCCTGTAATGGCATCCGGAATAACCCGGAACTTATGAAGCTTTTGAGTGATGCAAACTTAAACTCTAAGGATATCCCCGGTGTAGGTAGAATCACAATCCAGACACGAGTTGGCCAAACTAAGGTTAATACTCAGACAATCATTGAGTACCTTATTGAGCATGGCGTATCTCCGGAAATAGCCCATGCTGCAGTTGCTGCTGGCAAGTCTACCTTACCTCCAAGGGATATTCTATACTTCGAAAACTTAGAATAAGGGGGTGTTTAGATGCCTAAATTTAGTCAATACCCGTCTGCTACGCCCCACTTTACTGATACGATGCTTATTCATCAGGCAGGTGAGACAAAGCAGATAACATTAGAACAGTTGTTTGAGATGATAGGGGTTACCACGACAACCACAACGACAACTACAACAACATCCACAACCTCATCGACTACAACAACATCTACAAGTACAAGTACAAGTACCTGCAGTAGTACAACCTCTTCTTGTTCATCTTCATCCAGTACGGCTTCTACAATAAGTACAGCCTCTACTACTACTTCTACCTCAACCACTACAAGTACTACGACGAGTACGAGTACCACCACCTCCACGACCTCAAGTACATCTACTTCTACATCAACTACCAGCAGTACAAGTACATCTACAACCACAACATCCACTACCACTTCTACGTCAACTACTACAAGTACAAGTACCTCTACTTCTACAACTTCCACAACCACTTCCACGTCAACAACGACGAGCACTACAACATCAACATCCACTACAACCTCCACGACAACGAGTTGTAGTTCATCTTCCTCTACAGCATCCACTACAAGTACATTGTCAACCACATCGTCAACCTCCACGACAACGAGTTGTAGTTCATCTTCCTCTA